CAGGTCTTCAATTAAGAAATCTGCTTTATATGGAAACTTGCCAGGCAATTATGCAAAAGTTAACACCCTACCGGCTAAACTTAAAAGTTTCACGAATTCCAAAGGGGAACTTATAGACCCCGGTAGACTTTCCTTTTCTAAATATAGTATGTATCCACCTCCGATCTCATTTGATAGAGTGGATGCAGCTATAAATTCGTATGAAAACTTAATTAGTAATTATAGTAGTGTTCTTAGAGAACGTAGAGTTAGTTACCCTTTAAGGACAGTACTACATTCATTTGAAAATTTGAATACTATAGCTTCTAGTACTAGTTCAGGTTTTCCCATGAGTAATACATCAAGTAGTGATCTTAAAAAGATTTATTACAATGCTATACAAGAAGGAAATTATGATAAGGTTGAAGAAGCTTATGATAAAATACATACTGAAGTAGAAAGAATTAAAGACTTATATGCACGAAAAATACGTCCATTTTTTATTTATAAACAGTGTCTTAAGGATGAAACACTTCCAAGAGAAAAAGTACTTATAGGAAAAACTAGACTTTTCAGCGCTTGTCCTTTCATACTTCTTTGTATGTTCCGAATGTATTTCGGTGCATTTATTTCAGAGTATTTTGAAATGAATTTGGATGTTGGTTCCGCTGTAGGAATTAATCCATATTCACATGATTGGGACTCATTAGCTCGAAGGTTATTAACCTTTGCTGATAGTGCGTCTGATCCGGCTATAGGAGCCGGTGATCAAGGTCAATTTGATGTACGTCAATGGCCTATTATCCACAATGCCATATCAGAAATGATAAATAGATGGTACGGTAAAGATAACCCTGATAATATTATTAGATCGCAATTGTATCAGGAGATTGTATTTTCTCGTCATTTATTCGAAGACCATATATATGAATGGCATTCCGCTTTACCCAGTGGAAATCCTATGACGGCAATTCTTAATACTATTTACAATAATGTAATATTTAGAATGGCTTGGATGGAAGCTGGTATAGACATCAGTTTGTTTAACTCAAATGTCTATGTAGCGGTGTTAGGGGATGACAACATTTTTAGTGTTAGTAAACCCTATAAAGATAAATTCAATGAACTTACACTCCCCATATTAATGGAAAATACTGGTAACAAGTATACCACTG